GCTGCGGGAGTAACGGCACTGGTAGCCATCTCCGACACATATACACCATGCTTAGCCATCGGTATTAACCTCCATTCGCATTTTTGAACCCTGCAATAAACCGCCTGTACACTTCGTACAGACGGTTGCCGGGTTGCTTAATTAGTTTTCTCGCCTCTGCCAGCTTGTCATAGCTGATCAAAAGCTGTGCAATCGGGGGATACTTCTCAATCGCCATCTCCAACTTCTTCACCACTTCCTCCCGTGTGCCGGTGAGGATGGTGTTATGCTGGATGTAGCTCCGGATCGTAGGCCCGATGTACACCCAGTTAGTGACCTGCTTCGTCAGGTCATGTGCGGTTTGCCGTCCCATACGCTTCGTTCCTCCCTTATGACGGGTGGCATCTTCCACACCGTCATCATTTCGGCCAGATAGAAGGGCGCGGTGTCATCCGGATAAACCAGCTGTTCAATCCCGCCTTCATAATCCAGTTTGAACTGCTTCTCCAAGATAGGGTTGTTCATCAGATCAATCCGGATCCGCTCCATCAGGTTGAGGAGGTACAGACCGCCCTCCTGCTCATCCGGAGAATATACGCAGAACAGCGTCCGCACATTGGCAAATCCCTTCGCGGGCATTCCGGGTTCCTGATTATAGGACGTGTTCAGAATCGTATGCAGCACATACGGAGCGTATTTGTTGGACGCCTTCTCATCCGGAAGCCTCGCAATGTAAACTGCAGCGTTCCGATTTTCCGGATCAGGTGTATCCTTGGTCGGCTTGATCGGCATGAGAAGCTCGCTCGTAGCGGCCTCTGAGCGCAGCTTCAGGGCCTTCAGTAGCATTACACTTGTCATCCTCCAGTCCTCCTTACTTGCTCAGAATGCGCCCGATCTCATGGGACAGACGCTCATTGAAGACCTCCATGATCCGCTTTCCAAGCGGATCAGCTACCTCGGTATCTTTCAGCATGTGCGGGGTGGAGGGGCCGAGTTTCCGTCTAACCGGGAATCTCGGCTTTCCGACACGCTCGTACACATGGCCGCCGTATGCCTGGATGTCGAAGGCGTGCTGCAGGTGAACGATGTCTCCACGTTTCGCCTGGTACATTACGCCATTCGAGTCTGAAATCTGCGGTTTGAACTCAAGCAGATCCAGCATCGCTCCGGCATACCGGATGATGACTCTGGTAGCGCCTCCTCCTCCTCCGAACACTTTGACCGTGGTCGCGGTATTCTTGGAGAACTGTCTGGGTTTGATGTTGTACACCCGTATCGCGTAGCGCTTCGCCTCCGTTTTACCGGCGGCGCCTGCGCGTTTCGCGGCCCGGTTGACCGCGACCATGGCCTTACCGGGGAAGTTGAACAGGATAGAGTTGACATAATCCAGTGAGTTCAGACCAGTTTCGTCTACACTGACGTCGATGACGCCCATTCTGACTCACCTCACTCGTCTAGCGCTTCTAGTTCTAACCGTACCATACCGTGATCGCAGGAAGACTGGCCCACATAGTATTCCCGGAGGAACTTATCATCTGGATCATAGATCCCGAACTTTCGCCCATTCTCGGGAATGTGGCCACCGATGTCACCCAGCACACAGTGGAATACTGCTGAGACGCGGTAGATACCGTGTTCGTGATCGCTCATGACGGTAACACGGTCCTGCTCTTTCATCTGGCTGATCACGCACTGTATTCCTTCGTATTCGTCCCCATCAAAAACAACGGTCCGAATCTCTCCGAAAGTGCTGATGTCCAGAAATGTCCGCAGGTTGTCCGCTTCCACCATATCCCTGAAGCCCATTAGTCCACCACATCCTCGACTTCCAGGACAGGCGCTTCGTCTGCGGCGTTGAGCGCCGCGACCATCTGCTTCTTGGTGGTTCTGCCGTCATAGGGCAAACCCGCCGCGTCCATGGCAGCGCGAAGCTCCGCCTGGCTCATGTCTGTGGTGTATATGGCATCTTCAGAAACGGCCTCAGAGGACTCATCTACGGCCTTCATCACAGGAGCTTTGGTATCCTTAGCCTCGGCTTTCACAGCCACTCCCAGACCGATTAGGCGTGTTCCCTCGGCCTCTTCGACCTCAATAGGCGGCATGCCGACCGTCACAGGAATCACATAGTGGCTTTTCTTGCCGTTTGGCAGGATGGGGCGGTGCCCGTAGGTACCACTGATGATCTTCACCAGCATTGGAAAAGCATCTCCTTTCAGCCATCTTATCAGGCAACTACGTCGGCGGCATAGATCCAGGGGCTGTAATTCTGGGGTGCAGCCAGAGGACGGCTCTCCAGAATGATTTCACGGGTCTTACGGCGGCGATCCACAAACAGATCAGGCACACGCTTCCCTTTGATGGTGTCGTAGTTGCCGTTATCGTCGATGTGGGTGATGTGCGCATACATGAGGTGACCACAGTTAGGAGCGGTCACCATCATGCCCTTCGCGGGGAAGTAGTTGGTATAGGTGCCATCCTGCGCCTTATACTGCTCATCCACAACGATGACGTTAAGGTTGTAACCGCCAAAGTTGACGATGCCCAGCAGCGTCACGCCGTCGTATTTGGTCAGTTGCTGCACGATGGGGTTGGCGATGACAATACCGCTCATGCGGTTCACCAAATCCTTGAAATTGGTGTTCGCCAGCAAAATGTCACCCACGTCCTGGCCGATAAGCAAGTCGGTATGAGGCAGACCGCGGCGAGACAGCGAACGGCACATATTCCGCACAGTCGCCACAAACTTGTCCCAAGCGGTGCTGGTTGTCCATTTGTCGCCGGAAGCAATGGTATAGATACCATCGTTGCCCTTGCTGGCATCGTAGTACTGCACCGTCGCCACGTTGCCCACGGTATCAGCGTCAATCATCTCATTAACGGAGAAGCCGTTATTGAGCATGGTATTGACGCACAGCAGCTCCTCAGTGCGTGCAAAGCGCCGTTCAAGCAGGGAAAGGTCACCCATGACCAGCTTAGTGGCGCGTTCGGCCTCCGTGCTGTCAGACAGGATCGCTTCGCCAAATCCGCGCTTTTTCAGATCGTCAATGGTCAGCTGACGGCTCTGTTTGATGCAGACAGGCGCGTAATCGTGGATTTCATATCCCTGGCGTGCAACAGGAATGGGCTCCGCACGTTCAACCATGAAGGGCGCCATGCCGTGATCGCCGTCCTGGTATTCGACCAGCACCTTATCGGCGGCGTAAATGTCGCCGGCCCCGGTGGGGAAATACCTATCCTTGAAGAAGGTGTTAACCGGGGAAAGGCCTTCCCAAAGGCCCATCATGTAGTAGGTGTCCAGAATGTTAATGTTCATAGGCATGCTGTATCCCTCCTTACAGAGCCTGAACGCCGCCGAGATAAATCCTCCGCATGCGAAGGGCATCACGGTCAGCTTCAGTGATTTCGTAGTTATCAGCAACGGTCAGCGCCGCTTCGTTGAAGTTTCCCTCCACGTAAACGATGACGTTTTCGTCAGTCGCGGTGCCGACTTCGATGTCATCCGCCAGGATGCAGTCGGCCGTCAGCGTTTCGTTGGCGGCGGCGGTCGTTCCCAGGATAACCAGCTTGCCGTCACCGGCAGTCCCCAAGCTCTTTGCCATGATCGTTCCACGCTTCAACGTCGCGGCAGTGCCCAGCCTCCGAATGGTGCCGCCATGCGTCAGGACGGCAGGCTCAACGCCGGCAATGAGCTGATGAAAAGTTACCTCGCCGATTTTTTCATGCAGATCGCGAGTCATGGTTTATTACACCTCCTCAGTTTTTTTGCCACGCAACTTCGCCGCCATGGCAACACCAGCGGCCTTCCTGGCATCGCTGGTCATGGGCTTGTCTTCCTCTTCGGAAGCAGGCGCAGATGTTACGGCAGCTGCTCCGCTTTCCTGGTAGTCAGACCGCATCTGACTCATGAAAGTCTTGCCCTGCTTCGCCATTTCCTGCGCAGCCCGGAAAGCCATCTCAGCAGCGGTACACGGATTATCACCGTATTTCGCCGCGCGGATAGTCTCTGCGTCAAACACGCCGGCAAGTGCATCGATATCAGCGCAACGCTGACGTTCGGCCTGCACGGCTTCGTCATGACTGACGCTGGCCTGAGCCTCTGCAAGCAGGGCTTCAGCCGCTTCGGGATCGCTCTGTCTAAGCTCTTCCAAAGTCATGGGAATACCTCCTTCTGTTCTGCCTGAGGTCTCAGGCGTAGTGTTATCTCCACCGACAACCGGAACATCTACCTTCTGCTCCTGCTGTTCGGGTTCGACCTGTTCTTTATGGGTGCGTATGCCCTCTGGCAGCTGCCCCATGGCGGCCACGCGCATCTTTCGACCGCAGACATACAGTGTCTTATGATCCGCGCTAACCTCTACATCGGCATCTTCAGCATCTTCGATCAGTTCATCGGCAAGCCCGAGATCGACAGCGCTACGTCCGGTAACAAGGGTTTCAGCTTGCATCATTCCCCTGATTTCTGCCTTGTCTTTGCCGGTTTTCGCGGCGTAAATCTCTGCCTGGCTTTCATTGATGACATCAAGATCGTCTGCCAGTTTCCTTAGTTTCGTGCTGTTGAACCTGTCATAAGCGAAAGACCAGCAATCGTGGATCAGGATCAGCGAGGAAGGATTCACCATTACCTTGTCGGCGGCGCACATAATCAGAGAACCGCCAGACATGGCAGCGCCATCTACAATGCAGGTGATTTCCATTCCGTCACGGGACAGCTCCTTCAGCCTGTTATGGATGGAAATGGCGACATAGGCATCTCCACCGCAGCTGTTCAGATGGATCGTCAGATCATCACAGCCTTTGACGCTTTCCAGATCTGTCAGAAACTCGCCTTGGACGATGAATTCACCTTTGATTTCTTCTCCTGTCCACCAGTCCACAGGGCGGGCTTCCACGATATCTCCGTACAGCGTCAGCTCGGCATGCTTTCCGTTCGTCACGGCCAGGGTATACGCCGCACGGTTGATCTCCACTTTCTTACCTTTAGGCACTGTTACCACCTCCAGGAATGTCCGGATCCAGATCCGGCTCGTTATAGAATTTGTCGGCATCTTCCGCGCTGCTGGTACCCGCTTCAGCCAGGAGCTTGTTCTCTTCCTTTAGGCGTTCCACGTTTTCCAACCAGTCGCCGCCGCCATACTCCCGGGTAACCTGCTCATGGGTTTTGAAGCCGTGAGCAACCGCAAGAATATCGGCTTTGACCTCCTTGGTCGGATCAAGCTGTCCCTGTACCGGCCCGAGCCACTGCGCCTTGCAGTAGGCCGCCCGTATAATGGGATCTGTGAAGAATCCCGGAGCGCTGATCCGGCCGAGCGCCACTGCTTCGGCAAGCCATGTCTCGTACAGAGGCTGGCAGAACTTATCGATCAGCGTCTGCCTCCGCATCCGGAAGGATTCCCATGCTTCCATCAGGGCGGCCCGGGATGCGCTGTAACTAGCATTGAATTCTTTCAGCAGCACATCATAGGGGATGTTCAGCGCCGCACCGATTTCCTTGCACAAGACTTTGACAAAGGTATCAAAGCCTGGAGTTGGTATGGATGGATTGCCAAACTTCACATCCTCATTCGGTCCCAGATGAAGTACTGTGCCGGGGCCCATCTCGTACTCATTAGAGTTCTCCGAAATGGTTCTGTCTGCCGGAATGTTCGGATTGTCATCGTCTCCGTAGCTGGCCTCATTGAATGGGATACCTGACGGGTTCGTCTCCGTTTTCACCCATGCAGTAAAATAGCATTGCACCAAGGCCGCGATGACTTCACTCTGCGTGTACCGACTAATGTTCAGAATCGGTTCGATAACTGGTGCCAGGAAGGAGACGCCCCGGTACTGATCCGGACGCTCAGATTCCATGATCATCAGATAATTGAGGAGGCCTGTCTGTGAGGATCTGCGCCTGACGCGCTGCCAGGTGATCTTATCCACGTTTCGGAAGGTCTGATTCGGGTACTCATTGCAGATGTAAATCGCAATAGCCTTGCCGTTTTTATCCACCTCAACGCCGTCATAGATTGGATTCTTGCTGCGCTTCGCCACACCGTCCGTATACCGTCCGCCCACTGTCAGCCGTGCATCGTTCGGCGTACTGATCCGGTCAGCTTCGATCATGTGAACCCGCAGGGAGTACGGATTCATCGGAGTGGTATTGAAGTCTCTCTGCAGAAGCGCCACGACATCACCATTGACCAGAAAGTTGGACACCGCCAACTGCTGCAGGCCGGAGAAGTTGTTCATGCCGATAGCGTCAATGTTCTCCGGATTGTTGGCCCACATAGCAAACTCACGCTCCGTGTGCCGCTGCCATTTTTTCACGGCTTCCGGAGACATCTGTAGCAGATCGTTGTCGATCGTGGCATGCAGTGCCAGTCCGGTGCCGACAACCTTGGTTTTGTTTTCCTCAATCGCGGACCGGGCTACGGAGCTGGACATGAACAGCATCCTGCCACGCTGGCGCAGGGTGTAGTTATTCCAGTTGATATCTTCATTCGGGCTGGAAGACTTCGCCGTGAAGCCCTTCATGGATCTCCGGTTTAGGCTGGCACCGGCTTCCGAATATCCGCTTACCAGCGGTTTGATGTTTTCGCTCACACTTACCACCTCCTATCTTCTCAAAATGAAAAGCCGCCAGACGGCGAAAGGAGACGAACTCCGCCCTGACGGCAGATAAGCCCGGTTTTCCGGACGTTATCCCTGTGAAAACCCGGAGATAATTCCCCGGGCCCGCTTATAGACCACTACCAGTCTCGTGGAACAACCGCGAATGCTTTCCGTGGCTTATGACCGACCAGAAGGGTCTCATACTGCGCCACCTTCGCCTCAGCGTCATTGATGGCTTTCTTCAATGAGGGCAGGTCAAGACGTGTGAGTGATCTGTCATCAATTTCATAGCTTTTCACCTGACCTTCCGCAAGAGCGAGATAAGCATCCATCAACTTCCGGAGTGTCGTTTTCCAGTAATCAAGCATTTCCTGGATCGTTTCTTTGGTCATCTTTCTCACCTTCTTCTTACCAGTCGAGCAGTTTACTCATTCGGTCTTCAATATTGCTTCGTTTTCGGGGCTCTGAGGGCCGCCTGGGCGCTTTTCGCTCCTCGGATGAGCGTTCGTTCCTCCTACGAAGCAAGGCGTCCATATCGGGCGCCAGAGCCGTAAAAGCGGCCTGTGCGTAGTTCCGGCAGTCCAAAGCCTCATTCCTCTCGTGTCCGGGAATTTTTTCCCATACCCACGGGTTCCGGTTATGCTCCTTGTACACCAAGTGCTCAGACAGAAGACCGACAAAATACCGATGCTCATATCCGCTTTCCGGATTGCTCGGGAAATGGCAGTACCGAGGGCCAGGTGTCTGGATCTTCAGCCCGTCCATGATCAGTTGCTTTCCGGCGTCAACGCCGAGCTGATACTGCCAGCATTCGCCGATGGTCTTGCCACGCAGCACAATCTTTACCTTCTTCGGAGGCGAAGTGTAAGGCCTGCCGTCACCGCCGTAACCCTTGCAGTCAAAGACCCGTTTCCAGAGCCGCTGTGCGCACCGGAGGCGGACCTCCTGCGTGAAGTGACCGCCGTCATCCACAAATGTCATGCTGATCCGCAGACCCTTACCGTCTTCGTATCGATACACCCGGTCAACAAACTCGTCCATCTGCTCCCACACCTCCGGCGTGTCTGGTCTGCCGAGTATCACGCCGCGCCGAATGCCCCAGTTTTCTTTCCTGAGTCCCCAGCCGACAACCTCATACTCCAGCCGGTCATCCTGCACGTCCACACCCATGGTTAGCACCAGGACGCCGTCAGGCAGTTCGGCCTTGTACTCCTCACGTCTGGCCATGTAATCGTCCTCGTTTGCCAGACCGCCGCGGTCTTCCCACAACTCCCCGAACAGAGTGTTGTACACGACCTTCATTTTCTTCGTGTCTCCACGGGCTCCGAGATATTCACTGACGATCTTCTCCCAGCTCACCCAGGGCGAACAAAAAGCATTCAGCCAGAAAGACCGAATGCCGTTGCGCTTCGCCTCT